CCAAGTATCCCCTTCATTATGTTCTGTAGATTCAGTGGTATAACCTATACCATGGGTTACTCTTTCACCATTTTTACCTTTTACCAAATTTCTGATACGTTGGATATCTTTTTCGGCGAATTGTTTTTTTAAAACACTATCTTGCATTAAATACCTATTTTTTTAAGTTCTTTTATAGTATTAGAAGTTGAAGTATGTAATATACCAACTCCTCCTTTACTTCTCCAATCATCTATATTACTATCTCTATCGTCTATAAGTATGTGAAAAGGATCGGAATAATTTTTTTTATCTGAGGCTTTTGAGAGAATAAGTTTAGTTCCGGGAAGGTGTTTTTTTACCCATAATCTTTTACCAAGACGAGATTCAGATTGTAATGAAGGAGCTGATAGGAGAGTTGGGTTATATGATGAAATATAATCCCATAATTGTTTTCCATCCGACATCCATTTCATTCCTGCCCAAAAACCAACCCCAGCTTTATCAATAATATTCCAAAACTCATCAGTTCCATATTTAGATTTATATTCAATGGGAGATAATCCAGAGAAAAATTTAAATCTTTCATCAAAATCACATAACACACCATCCATATCACAATATATTTTATACTGGATTTGTTGTGTTTCTTTTAGTATTTCTATTAATGTTTTCAAAATTAAAATTTTGGTAAATTTAATGCTGGTAATCTGTTTCTCCAAATATTTAGAATCTCTTCTTTTTCTTCTTTTGTAATATCTTGAGAATCTAAATAATCATCTATTACTTTTCTAAACGGTTGTCTAGATTTTTTAGCTTTAAGATACATTCCTTGCAAGTTAGCATCTATTTCTTTTTCTAATTTAAAGTATTGAGCAGGAGAAAGCAAACCAGCATTTATTATTTTTCTTATAAGAGTATCGTCTTCAATATATTTATCTGCTTTTAAACTTAAACTATCTCCATGGGTTAAATGTTCAATTTCATGACGAACTACATCTTTTAACCACATAGATATTTTTGAAAAATATTTAGGTAACCATGTAGGGTCTATTTCAAATCTAATTTCTAGATAATCTTCTTCCTCATATACTCCTCCATCAGCTATAAAATTATCTAATCCTTCTTCAAATGCTATATTAGCATCTACCTCAACATATATATCTCCGTTTTCATATATCTTTTTATGAGTGGATGATGATTTTCCTGCTTTAAAATCTTTTACCCATTTGTTTAAAATTTCTGAGGATATTTTTGTTGTAATAGAGTCATATCTTCCCTCTAATGTTAATTTTTTATCTGGGGTTTTAAAATTATACTTACGCATTATTGTTTTAGCAATTAAATCTGTATCCCCTGTTTTTTTATCATATTTTAAAATAAATGGTAAGTTTAAATCATTTTTTAATTTTAATAATACCGCCTCATATCCTTCAGGTAATTTAGATAAAATATCACCGTATTTTTCGGCAGCATCTGTAAACATTTCCTCCAATTCCTCAAATGAAATAGGTTTACCATTTCTAGGATCATTTACTCGTTCAATAAAATGTTTGGTAAATTCAACATCTATTCCATAATCTTGAAACCATTCATCCGCTATTTTTTCTATAATATCTAATTCAGTAACTGAAAGATTTTCTGTAATTTCTCTAGCGAATTGTAAAAGTCCAAATGGATCTTTTGGTTTTTTCTTTTCTTGTAAACTATCTGTCCAATTTCTAAAGGTTATATTCCCATCTAAATAGGCTTCTCTTTCAATTTTATCTAAATGTGAATCCTCTGTTGTATTTTGAGTTGAAACATTTTCTAATTCACCTTTCATATCTTGTATAAAATGAATAAATTCATGAGAATATGAACGTACTATATCTTTAGGATGTCTTCCTTCAGTATATAAAACTATTTCTTTAGTATTTGGGTCATAGTATGCTGTTTTACCAAAAAAATTAGAAGCATTATTTGCATCACCATGTATAAATTTTACTTTTGGGAGGAATTTTAAATCAGGATATTTGGATAAGAAATATTTGGTTAGATCTTTTATTTGTTGTTTATAGTCTATATGTTGGGAATATGTTGCGTTCTCGTTTAATATTTTTCCTTCTCTTATAACAGACTGAATATAATCATGTATGGTGATTTGCTCTTGTTCGGTGAGTTCATCGGGTAAAAATTTTATAAAAGTATCAAATGATATTTTAGCAGCGGCCCTAGCTTTTGTACCACTAACTCCACCTTTAGTTTTTAAATCAATTACTTTAACATTTTGAGAATATTTTTCAAAAAATGTTTTTCTTTCATTAAAATCCTTAATATCACCTTCATCACCTTCTCTACTACCTATTATAACATATGTTTGTTGTTCTGGGTTTTCTTGGAGATATTTTTTAATATATGATAAGGGGGATTGAGATTTTATAAGTTCTATTTTATTAGAAAGATATTTTTTATATATGTTCCATATTGAATATGATTCATCTTGAGAAATATTATTTCTTAATCCACTTCCTATTACAATATATAATTTATCTATTTCAGGATAATCTTGTAATGTTTTTTTAACTACATTAAAATGACCTTTTGTGGGTGGTTTAAATCCTCCACCATAAAAAGCAACAATTTTAGATTCGTTTTCTAAAAGTCCATTCAATAAAAATTGAGAAAGATTATTCATTATATAAATGATTTAATTTTGGATTTAGCTGTATCTATTATATCAAATTGAGGGAATTCACTTATCATTTGTTCTATATCAGATACTAGTTCATCAAATTGCTGTTGGGATTTTGCTTGTTCTTCTGGAGTTTTTGGTTTACCTTTAGCTTTTGAATCCTCCAAATATGGTTTAAGTAATTCTACATTAAAATCTTTTTTAGCATCCTCTGGGTTGTTATTTACTAAAATAAATTTATCTCCAAAAGCTTGTCTATATATTTCTATATTTTTATTTACATCCCTCCAGGTTCGTAATATAATAGAAGGCATTAAACTTCTATCTCTATTTTTATTACGCTCTAAAGATACTAAAGGAGATACATAAATCATTAACATTAATGTTTCATATCCTAAATCCTCTAACTGTTGTTTTTTCTTTAGAATTGGGTTTGAGGCTGCTCCCGTACCATCAATAACAATATTATTTTTTTCTTCTATTGATTTATCTAATTTATCTTGAGTTACTTTACGAGCTTGAGCTTGCAATTTAGCAGCTTGTGATAATTGATCTGGGGTGAAATCTTTTTGTTTTAATCCGATCCCACTGGTTTTTAACATCTCCTCATAAGTATCATCTGAGTTTATTGTTTGGAAATCTTGAGGGATCAAAAGTTTGTTCATATATGATTTACCACTACCTGCAGGACCAGCTAAGAATATAGCTTTAGGTTTATTTTGAACCTCTTTCAATAATTGTACTAAACTTATCATGTTTATACATATTATATTTTTTTCTTAACGCTTGTTCTAAATTCAGTAAATATTGGAGAATGGGTAGGATTTTCCAAATCAAATAATTTTTTGACAGTTTGAAATATATCTAAATTTTCCTCGTATGTACGAGATGATTCATACATTTCCCATCCTTTTCCTTGAATTTTACCTTTAGCTGCTTTTCTTTTAGATGATTTTAACCATAAAATACCAAATCTATCTGGTTTTTTACCAAAACATTCCTCATAACATTTACCATATATTGCAGTTTGCAAATCATATGTTGTTTGAAGGTGATTAGATGTTTTAAAATCTATAATCCAAAGTTCTTTTTTACCATCTATTTCCATCTCACATACTAAATCACAAGTACCAGCAACTTTATATTCATCTGAGAATAAATGTACTTCTGTTTCTAATAATGTTGGGGTGTATTCTTCCCAAAAATCAACAAACCTTAAAAACATTTGCCATACATCTGGGGGGTATTGAGGATAACCGTTTGATGAGAGAAAATTAAGTTCTTCTCCTAACAAATAAGATTCTATTAAATCGTGAACTTGAGTACCTTCTTCACCTGCTTTTCTAACTATATGTTCAGAGGCATATCCTACTTTTTTTAACCAATCTTCAAAAAATTTTCCCTTTGGATAATATGATAAAACATATGTTATTGAAGGGTAATAATTTCCATTACGTCTATAATATCTAGAATCCGGGAGGGTAATTTGTTGGGCATCTGCTGAAATTTCAAGGATGCGGTTATAAGATTTTTTAATTTTAGGTTTACTCATATCAAGGATAATTTTTTCTCCATAAGTTTATATGGAGTTAAGGGTTGGATTTTTTGAATTAATTTGGTAAAATGTTCAAATCCCATTTCACTCGGGTCTTTCCCTTTTAATTCTACAAGATATACTTCTTTTCCCTCATTTAAAAGCATCTCACAGAATTCTAACGCTTTTTTTATAGCATCATTATCTAAAGCAATGTATATTTTTTGTACTTTAGATGTAATTATTTTTTTCATTAATTCGGGTTGAATATTTTTTCCGAATAATGGTATAGCATTTCTTTTTATGGCTATTGCATCAAATGGTCCTTCACATAATATAATAGGTAAATCCCAATTAATCAGCATTTCAAACGGTACTATATCGCGTGAAACATCTGGGTTACGGTATTTTATGTAAGGATCTTTATCGAATGATCTTGCGGTGAAATAATTTAATTTACCGTTACTATCATATGATGGAATGATTATCATCTTTGAATATAAACCATATTCACAATATCCAATATCATATTTTAAAATATCTTGTTGAGTGATATTTCGTTTTTTTAAATAATTTAAAGCATGTTTAGATATTATATCACCATTAAATTTTTTATATTCTTTAGGTAATTCTACATTTTGGGAGATTTGATTTATCTCAATATTGTAGGGGGATTTTTTTAAGAGTGGTTTTAATTGAGATAAAATATCTTCAGATATTGTTAAATCTTTAAAGAGATTATAAAGATTTTTTCCTTTAAATCCACAAACCCAACATGCAAAATATTGATAATGTGGAGAGGATTCATCAAAATTTATTTCTAATTTTGGTTTTTGGTGGTTGCATTTTGGACAATGGTATGATTGATTACCCCTAGCTGTACGTTTACCAATTCCTAAGGATTGGTTTACTAAGTTAACTAATAATTCATTTACCATAATTTATAATATATGAATAAAAATCTAAATATCAAAGTCTTTTTTGTAAAATTTTCCAAGAATATTACTATTCATCCATTCACTACTCTCTAATACATTGTATATAAATTGATATTTACATTCAAAATATGTAAGAAGTTTTTTATTTTCAACAAAATGAATAATTTCTCTAGTAAATTCTTCTTGTTTTTTTTCTTTGATTCTTTGCTTTATAAATTCTTCAGAACCATAATATGATTTCCAATCTGATTCTTTTATAACTTGTTTTGTTAATTTTGTTCTTCCTCTTGTTATTGGAAGATTAGCTATTTCTTTTTTACCTAGTTTTACATTGGCTGAATGGTATAAAGATTTTTTTCCTAAATATTTTTTACCTGTTGGGATATGGGTAGTAATATAAATGAATCCAAAAATATTGTTAGGAATGTCTTCTAAAGAATATATTTCTTTATTTTTATATAACCAATTTTGCATATTATTATAAGTCTAAGTTAATTACTATATTTGTATCGGTTACGGAAGATAAAGGAAGGGGTTGAGATAATTTAGCTACAGCTAATAATTCTTTATTATTATTATACAAACCAACTGTGGTTACATATGGATCAAAATATGAACCTGTTGCAAAATCATATATCACTCCACTATTTGAACTTCCTGATATTAATGTTGGGTTTTGGGAGAAATTAAATTCGTTTTCTCTTATATTACATTTATATTGGGTTTCATATATGGTTAAAGTACTTTCAAATGAACAGGTAATATTTGGAGAATTAATTATATCTGTTATAAATGAAATATCACCCCCACCATATATACCAGTTCCATAATTTATAAAACCATAACCATCTTGTCCGGGATTACCATCACTAGTTAAAATAATTATTCCATGTTCGTATATAATATCTCCTATTTTATTTGAACCGGTTATAAGAGAGCCTTCAGAATCATCAATAAATGAACTAGTTCCAATTTGTAATGATAATGATCCTGGTTTAATATATTCACCAAATATGTTGGATGGAATGGTTATTACTCCTATTAAATCATTTGAACCAGTGGGGAAATATCTATTTGCTAATAATGTATTTGGTAAATAATTATATGCATTTGGAGTATATAATGGGCCAGTTATAGTTCCATCTGGATTGAAAGAGGCAGTTGCTGCTGGAGAACCATCATCTCCTTCTAAATAATTATAATAATATAATTCTCTAATGGAACGATAAATTAAAAATTTATCTTGAGTTGCTATATATCCTGTTGGGTTTGAACCAGATATCCAAATTTGTGGATTAGTATTCTCACCTAAATATAAATCTATTCCTGAACTTGTAAGTGCGGATGTTCCCTCAAATGTAAATTGTTTGTTTACTTTGAATGGAGTGACTATAAAGTCCGATGTGGTAAATGGTTTGAATATACTCATTCATTCTTAAAAATCGAGTTTTACACGCAAAAGTGCTTCTTTGGTAAAGTCTTTAAGTAAGGGTCTAGATATTTTAGCTACAGCTAATAATTCATTAGAATCATTATACATACCTACTGTTGTAATATATGTTTGAGGGTTATTTATAAATTCATCATATATTACCTCTCCAGTTGAGCCAGCAATAAATGTTGGGTTTGATGAATAATTAAATTCACTATTTCTAGCTCTAACAAATATATAATCTGAGGATATTGTTTCTTGGGAATTTAATCCAAAATTACCTGATCTTGAAATAGCAGTATGTAGTATTCTATTGTTGAAATTATTTGTATTAGATGATCTTAGAGCAGATACATTTATTGATTGTGAGATTGCATATGGATTTAATATGATAGTTCCTAAATCAGGGAATACTAAACCATATGAACCAGAGTTTGCAACAAATCCACCCCCTGTAATTGATGAACCATTTGATCCAGATACTAATTGAAATACACGTGATGTACCTTGGAATGTATTTATAGTTGCATCGTTTGAATTATCTGTTAAATTGATTTGACCACCTGACCCGGAAAGCCTTAAATTTAAAGAGCCGGGGAATAATGATTCTTTGTATCTTGCTCTATCAATAGAGATAACCCAGAAATGGTCTCCAATTAATGTATTATTTCCTGATCCAAATATGAAATTTGCGTTTTCATCCTCTAGAATCAATGAACGATATTGTCCAAACATTGTTTTGGTTGGTGAATTTCCAGGTACAATAGAATTAAACCATGTACTTCCACTTCCTTGTGAATCACAATATACAATATCGAATTGAACAGCAGAATCCGGTTCATTAGATCCTGTTTGGAAAACACTTAAATAATATGTTCCTGATGAACCTGCTTCTTGAATTGAAGAGGTGAAGAAATTTGTTAATACTGGGTTGTCAGTTGACCAAAGTGTTGAAGTGATTGAGTCACTACTTACAACAAAATCTTCAGCATCGAATCTTTTTAAACTCATTTTTTATTAATTTATTTTATTAATTGTAATAGGAATAGTTAATCTAGCACCACTATCTAATCCCATTACTGTTAAAGTAGCAGTTAATTGAGTGTTATTCCCAAATAAAGTATTTATGGTAGTTGCTCTTAGATTAAGTTGAGTTCCTATAATTGTTTTAGAAACATTAGTACCTAATGTAGTAGTAGATGTTTGGTTTGCTGTTGTAGCAGCATCTGTATTTATACCTACTCCATTATATGTACTTAATAATCTAACATCTGATATAGTTGCTGAATAGCCACTGGTTTCAAATGTTTGATTATTTCCTAAATAATTTAGGGTTTGTGGAGTAATAGATAATGATGCCCCTTGTTGTAATGTAATGGCAGTATATCCTAGATCTAAAACAGGTAATTTAGCTGTGCCTCTTGGTAATGTAGCCAATTTATATTTCATGATTTGTGTCTCTTGAGGGAATGCCTCAAGTAAAGGCATATTTTGGATAGCCTCACCATAAAATGATGATCCCGATGGATGTGTTGGATTATATAGAGTATAATCTATTTCATCATCTGAGAGAGCAAATTGTGTGATTCTAAAAGAACCATCATTTTTTGCTAATAATTCTCTTCCTTTGGTTGTTAATATTGCATCAACGGTAACTGTTTGATTGTTTAAATAGCCCATGTATTATTTTGTTATAAATATATTATATTAATAAATATTATCAAAGCAAACCTTTCTCGGTAAGTTCTAAAATTATTTGATCTATGTTTTTATTTAATCCAGGAGATGAAAATTCTGGTCTAATTATAGCTGGTGGTTGCCATCCTTGAGGCATTAATCCTTCAAATAAAATAGCACTAGCATCATCAACATATCTTCTAAATAAGAATTTATTTACATCTATTGATCCAGTGATTGGTCTATCTAGAACTATTCTTAACCATTGAGGGAATAAAGGAAATACTGGGGGCATGATGTCTACTTCTGATATTATAAATACTTTATTTTCATCTCCTTCAAATCTTATTTCATCTCCTCTTTTAAATAAAAGTGGGTTTTTAATTGGGAAAAATCCAGATCCAGAAATATCTTTTTGGAATACATTTTCGTTTCCATAAAAATTAACTAATGATGATTGGGTAGTGAATATCACATTAGATGATAAACCTGAACCGGTTTGGAATAAATTAGATGCAGTTATTGGAGCAGAAGGGATAGGAGTTTGTTCAACTTCAAATCTTGATGTAGTTAATATACTATTAAAAGTATGTCCTGAAATAATTTCTATGAAATATTGTCTACCAGGAACTAATTGGTCTGTAGTTAATGTTTGAGTCCATCTTAATTCTCCAGTTGTTTGTGGTAAAATTAATCCATATCCTGCCCCAGGAGCTTCTATTCCTCTAGTTTCACCTATTATATTATTTGCATCATCTTTAAATCTAGCCCAAACGGATGATTGAATACCTCCAATTGGCCCAGAATTATTTCTAACAAATATATTTGCTTTTAAGGTCAATGTGACTTGTTCAGTTATCATACTACTAGATATTTGAAATCTTCTAGTAGGAGATGTTATATTAAATCCTGAGTTTGATCCTGTGGAAATTATTTGGTGAAATTGAACTTCTGTGAAAGATGTTGGGGTTGCATAACTAGATGATATTCCTACTCTACCTTGATAATTTGATGATACACCACCAAATGCCCCAAAATCAGTTAATTCTATAGATGCTGTAAAAGATGATGGAGTATGACCTATTTGATTATAGAATATAGG